CTGGTGCAAGATTGTCACAGTGTTGCAAAAATGTCGCAACCCCCCCGTGCGTTGTGTATTATTATATGTCCTTTGCGTTCATTTTTTTGGGAAGTAAAAAATTGTTAAACACTATTGTTGACACCATTGTTACTTTATTGTATACTTAGTGTAAGGGTAACATATCCTTAGTTGTACAATATAGAGGAATAAATCTTGCCACGTTACGCTGACTATTCCAATCCAAAGCCGATCAACAAGTCTCTTACTGAAAAGGAAGAGGCTTTTCTCATTGCTCTGGTTGATTCAAAGATGGAACCTTTGGAAGCGTTCTACGCAGCAGGTTACTCAGAGCCAAAGGAGAGCATGGCCAAACACCGCTCTAAACGGCTCCAGAAGCACCTCTGGCTGCACATAGAGAACCGGATCAAGGAACGGGTAAGCGAAACCGCCACTCTGGCTCTAAACGTCCTAGAAGACCTTATGAGGACGGCTGACAGTGAGAATGTTCGCCTCAACGCTGCCAGGGATATTTTGTCTCGCGCAGGCTACGACGCGATCCAGCGGCAGGAAACGGTATTTAAAGAAGTTCACGAGATGTCTGACAAGGAACTCGACGAACAGATTAAAGAACTATTGGACACAGAGAACGTAATTCCGTTCAAAGACAAGAGTTAAGACAACTGTGAAACAGGATGTACTGGAGCTTCTTAAGGAAAAGCAAAAACGTGTAGAAACAAACAGAATCAGTTTCTACAAAGCTTACCCTTACCAGAAGAAGTTTCACTCTCAGGGCAAAGATTGTCCGCAACGTATTCTAATGGCGGCTAACCGCGTAGGTAAGACTTACTGCGGAGCCGTTGAAACCTCGTACCACCTAACAGGAGAGTACCCTGAGTGGTGGGAGGGTAGACGATTTAAGAAGCCTGTGAAGGTATGGGCTGCTGGTGAGAGTAACGACACAACGCGGGATATTATCCAAAAGGAACTGTTTGGTTCACCTCAAGACCCTACACAACTGGGCAAAGGTGCAGTCCCCTTGGACAAGATTGTATCAACAGTGCGTAAGCCAGGTGTGCCTAACGCCTTCTCCAGTGCCTTGGTTAAGCACAAGAGCGGCGGTAACTCGCAGATAGCTTTTAAGGCTTACGAGCAGGGTTTTGAGAAGTTCATGGGCGAGGCAATCGACGTTGTCTGGCTCGACGAGGAACCAAAGCACGAGATTTTCTCGCAGTGTATCACCAGAACGGCTGACACTAACGGGATTGTCTATATGACGTTTACCCCAGAGAGGGGCATGACCAGCGTTGTAAGTTCGTTTCTGAACGACTTGAAGCCGGGACAGTCGATGTGTACGGCAACGTGGGACGACGTGGACCACTTGGACGAAAAGACCAAGACGCAGCTACTGGCGGTCTATAGTCCAGCAGAGAGGGAGATGAGGTCCAAGGGTATACCGGTCTTCGGCTCTGGCCTTGTCTATCCGGTAAGTGAAGAAGACATAGTTTGTGAAGATTTTGAGATACCAGACCACTTTTTGTGCATAGCTGCTATCGACTTTGGTTTTGACCATCCCACCGCTGTATCGTGGGCTGCTTTAGACCCCGACGACGATATTATCTATATCTACGACGAATACCGTAGAAGCAAGGAAACACCGCTGACCCACGCGGCAGTAATTAACGCCAGAACACCGGCATTACCAGTAGCATTTCCCCATGACGGACTACAGCACGACAAGGGCAGCGGAATACAGTTGGCGCAGCAGTACAGAGATTTGGGGGTCTATATGCTCACAGAGCACTTCTCCAACCCTCCAGTTGACGGTGCCACTAAGGGAAACAACTCTATCGAGGCAGGTATCAGTGAACTACTACAACGCTTTGAAACAGGTCGTCTCCAAATATTCCAGTCTTGCACTGAAACTTTGGAAGAGCTTCGTCTCTACCATCGTAAAAACGGTAAAGTCGTTCCGGTCAAAGATGACCTTCTAAGTGCAATGCGCTACGCTGCCCTCTCTGTAGAACGGTTTGGAGAGCGTGGTAAAAACAAAACAGTGTACCGTAAGTACAACTTTGACTCCAAGATTCAGTATAATTCACCGGGAATTGTTTAATGCCAGTTAGAAAGGTCAAAGGTGGGTATCGTTGGGGAAGTAAGGGCAAAGTATACAAAACTCGCGCAGCCGCAGAACGTCAAGGACGAGCAGCGTATGCCAGCGGATATGGTAAAGAACGCAAAGGCAAAGGGAAGGCGTAAACATGGCAAAGCAAGGTCTCTACGCGAACATCAACAAACGGAAGCGCAAAGGTATCTCCCGGAGCAAAAAAGATAGCACTATCTCTCCAAAAGCCTACTTGAATATGAAAAAGGGCTTTCCCAAAAAGAAAACGAAGAAGTCCTGAGCATGGCAACTTATCTAGACGATAATGAGATTATCGCCCTTGTTGACACAGAGATCAACGGGAGTGCTACATATTACGACTCTGAGATTAGCTCTCAGCGTGAAAAATCCATGGAGTACTTCTATGGTGAACCCTTCGGCAACGAAGAGGACGGACGTTCTCAGGTAGTTGTCACGGATGTTCAAGATACCCTCATGTGGATGATGCCGTCCCTGATGCGTATCTTCACAGCCGGTGAGAACGTAGTAGAGTTTTTACCAGAAAGTCCCGACGACGTGGCGGTGGCTGAACAGGCTACCAACTATGTAAACCATGTGTTCTACAAGCAGAACGACGGTTTCATGGTGCTTTACAATATGTTCCTAGACGCACTGATGCAGAAAGTTGGCATCGTTAAGCACTACTGGGAAGAGATCGAAGATACTACCACCGAAGAATACGAGAACCTGACTCAGTCTGAGTACCAGGCTCTGCTGAACGACGACGAGCTAGAGCTTCAGGAACACACAGAGACAATTGTAGAACGCGCTGCCATTGACCCCATGACCGGGGAGCAGGTAGTTGTCGAGGATATTTTCCACGACGCTGTGTTTACCCGTACAGTCTTTAACGGCAAAGTAACAATCGAAAACGTGCCGCCTGAAGAGTTCCTGATTAACGCAGGTGCCAAGTCTATCGAAGACGCTAGGTTTATCTGCCACCGCTCTCACAAGACCCGTAACGACCTTATCCGCATGGGTTACGACGAAGAGATGGTGTATGATCTCCCAGCTTACTCAGCCGGAGCAGACGACATCACCACGAGCCAAGAGTACATGGCGCGTCACTCGTATGACTCCACTAACACCTACCCGAACCAAGCCGCAGAAGACTCAGAAGTTCGAGTTCAGATTTTTGAATCGTATACTCGCTTGGACATGGAAGAAGACGGGATTAGTGTACTCCACAAGATTACACACTCGGGCAATACTATCTTAGACTGTGAGCCTATCGACTACATCCCCTTTAGCTCTGTCTGCCCAATCCCGATTCCTCACAAGTTCTTTGGCCTTTCGGTGGCAGAGACTGTAGAGGATATTCAGCTTATTCGCTCTACCCTGACCCGTAACCTGCTGGACAATATGTATCTGGCAAACAACGGTCGGTTCCAGGTTGTCGAAGGACAGGTCAACATTGATGACCTATTGACCAACCGTCCGGGCGGTATTGTCCGTACTCGCGGTCCCAACGCGCTGCAGCCGATCACTACACCGGCCCTACAGCCAGCGGCTTTCCAGATGCTGGAGTATTGGGAAGGTATCAAATCTGGACGCACAGGTGTTAACCCGCAGACGCAGGGTCTTTCGGCAGACGTTCTGAAGAGCCACGTAACGCAGGGTGCTGTGCAGGGGGCTCTTACAAACGCCCAAGGTCGCCTAGAACTGATTGCGCGGGTGTTTGCAGAGACCGGCGTTCGTAATATGTTCAAGTCGATCTACAACCTTGTCCAGCGTTACGAAGACCGTAAGAAGATTGTTCGCATCAACAACACCTATCAGGAAATTGACCCCGCAAGCTGGCGCGAAGACCTAGACGTAGATATTAAAGTTGGCATCGGCTACGGAGACCAAAACAACCGTATGGCTAATCTGGGAACGTTCTCTCAGCTTATGGAGAAAGTAGCTACTCAGACAGAGGGCATTATTTCTCCTGACAACATCTACAACCTTGTTCGACAGATTGGTAAGGAGATGGGCATCAACAACATCGATGCTCTCGTAACTCCACCGCCGCCTCCGCGCACTGAACCAAACATGCAGGAACAAGCTGTTCAGGCACAAAGCCAAGCTCTCATCATGGAAGCTCAGGCTTCTCAGATGCAAGCAGAGGTTAAGGCCAAGGAGCTTGAACTGAAGGCGGCTAAACTTGAACTAGACCGTGTAGAGACGGAATACAACATTGCTATCAAGCAAGAAGAGTTGAAGCTCAAGGGTATCGAACTCGGCTTCGAGATGGCTTCGGGCGAAAACGTAAAGGCATAGGAAATTAAAATGGCATATCAAAACAACATTGCTTCTCGCATCATCTCCAGCGAGAACATTACATCAACAGGAACCAGCGCGCAAAGCGGCCGTGCTCCCTTTGGAGCCACGATTGCTCGAATTGCAACTTCTGCAAACGTTAACATCGTGATTGGCCCAAACCCCACGGCCACCGCAGCAGGTACTCTGATTGAACCTGCAGATGCCTCTTACTTTGTCGTCAAGCCAGCTAGCTCAGTAGGCGGAACAGACGGAGAAAAGATTGCTTCTATCGGAACAGCCACAGTTAACGTGACTTGGCTGGAGGGCTAGTAATGGCTCGTCAGCATCCTCACGCACATCGAATTAACTCCAGTGAACAAGTCAGTGTTACTGCTACTTCTGCACAGTCAGGAACCTGTCCGTTTGGCTGCAACATAGCTCATATCACTGCTCACGGCACCTCTGGTGCACCGCTGAACTTTTTTAAGATAGGCAACAACCCCACAGCCACTACAGACGGGTCTTCTAGTTTTATTCACCAAGGTGACCACGACTACGTGATAGTTCGTCCAGATTCCTCTCTAGGTGCCGGGGACGGTGAGAAGATTGCTGCTGTTTGTACATCTGGAACTGCTAAGATATTTATCGATTGGGTGGAGAGCTAAACAATGGCCTCAAACAAAAAAATCACAGAGCTAACAGAACTGACAGAAATTGACTTGTCAGACGACGACGTTCTGCCAATTGTAGATGTCAGTGCCGGTACAACGAACAAAGTTCGTAAGTCCACCTTGGCCTCTGCACTGGCCGGTGTGGCTTCTATGTCAGCCACGTCCCCCGTCGCGGTCAACCAAGCTACAGGAGCGGTTACGGTAAGCCTGGACACCGTTCCTATCACATCTGGCGGTACAGGCGCAGTTACGGCAGACGATGCTCGTAACAACCTTGGAGCCGCCCTTGACCCCACCGACACTCGCGGTGATTTGATCACTCGCGGCATCACAACCTTGGACAAACTTGCCATAGGCTCGAACAACTATGTTCTGAAGTCCAACGGCACTGATCCAGTGTGGGGACAGGTAGACGGTGGAGAGGTTACGGGTACAGTAGCGGTAGTCAACGGTGGTACAGGTTCAACGACCTCCAGCGGAGCACTTACCAACCTCGGTGCCGCAGCTTCGGGTGCCAACACCGACATTACGTCTCTCGGCGGTCTTACCACCGACATTGCAGTAGCCGACGGCGGCACAGGTGCCAGCACGGCCAGCACTGCGCG